TCGTTTAGTATTTTAAAGCCGATGGCTACAAAGCACGGCAACCGGGTTTATATCCAAGTCCTACTTGAGCCTTTTCGTGGTGAACTCTTCATGCAAGAGGCCGACGCTCAAGGCATCAAACCATCAGCTTTGATTCGTCAGCTGGTCTACAACTACCTTGCAGAACACACTAAAGAAGAAACCTATTGCGAAGCTCTAATCAACGACAAGCAAAAATGGCAGGACGCTGTAGACGCCAGGCTTGAAGGCAGGGCAAGAAACCGACGCTCCAAAGCCACTCAGTCAGAGCAAACCATCGACGCATCCAACTCTCCAATGTGACCTACTGCTTGCTTCAGCAGCTTGGCTTGATGCCAGTTAGTTCGCACCAATGACACGCATAACGCTTTAAGCGCATCTTCATCCATACAGCCCTGCACATCTCGTACGTTACGTTCCAATTCCAACTCCTCCTCAAGGCTTTGGTGGACAACCATCCAGTCTGCCCAACCCATAGCCTTGAGAAATCTTTTCAATTCATGCCACAGATGGCATGACTGTCAAGTGATTGTTGTAATGACCTGTTTCGCGGTAGCTGTGCATTGGCACGCTGGACATTGCATGAAACACCATCTGACCGATCTTTAGACCCGGATAAAGCGGCAAAGCATGATGCAACCGTTCATTCTTCAATTCGAGCGTGAGCTTGCTTCCGTGCCAGCCTGGATCGCACCAACCAGCAAGCAAGTGATTAAGACCAGATCGTGCGCGGCTTGACTTGAGAACAAATTGGCAGCTGATGTCGTCGGGCAAGTTAAACAGCTCAAGTGTTTCAGCCAAGCAAAACTCGCCGGGCTGAAGCAAGAACGGGTCATCCTCTGTCTTGTCCGCGATGTTAATACGCACCAGCTCAGGGCTATAAATGCTTTCCACCATCAACTGATCGCCTAACCGCACGTCCAAACTGGCTGGATTTACCAGCTCTGGATCGAATGGGATAACCATTTTGCCTTTCAAGCACTTGGCTCGGATCTCCCAGTCACACAGAACCGCCATACCTAAAACGCAAAAAGCAATTCTACTTAGCTTCGCCCAGGATTTTCTTCTCAGGGTGATACGCACCTTTTTGATGCATCTCAGTTACATCTCGCACCCAAGGCACCAGCCAGTCATTGACTCTTGAGCAACGATCCCAATTCATAGGTTTAGCGCACTGCACAACGACAGTCGTCCAAAACGCACTGATAAACGCCCAAAGCCAATACAGATCACTCATCGACCAAAATCACCCAGCCCGTTCTAGGGCCTTCAGCTTGCCAACGCTGATAAAACGCAGCCTGCCTTACTCGAACGTTCCGTCCCAGATGCGGATTGCTGTGACCGCCTTTATACATATCTGGCAAGCCACGAGGATCTTGAACAATCCATTCTGGATCGCTGCTGTTTTTTCCTGCATAACCGCTTATGACAACCCAGTGCCCACAACCTAAGCCGCTGCACATTGGTGGCTCTCCACGAAGCATGTCGCCGTGATGCAAATAACCCGCTAAAACCGGACGCCCGTTTTCAATCTCTAGCTCAATCATGTCAGCGTCACCGTCTTTACGAAACTCAGCTGTCAGACCAAGCTCTTTTAACGCCTTAATGTGCGCCTGAATAGAAGTCGTGTCCCCATACCTAGATCGTATCGCAATATATTCATCATCCGTCTTAACTTTCTTGTAAAACGCGGCCACCATGGCAGCTGCTGAGCTGAAACATTCGCGGTAGCCGGTGCCATTTTTGTTGTCGAGTTGCTTGAAGTATGGCATATAAATTTGCTGGTCATACCCGCTTTCCTTCCAAGACTGGAACCAGTCTGCATTTTCCTCCAATAACTCTTCTGACATTGACTCCTCAAGCTGTTTAATTGCAGCCAGCTGATGGGGCGTACCACGGAACCACTGAAAAAACGGCAATAGAGTGAGCGGCACTGCCAAAACAATCAGGATTGCTCTGATGATGCCGGGGGACAGGTGCTTTCGCCAACGCTGTATCCGCCGATGAAGGCAAGCAACGAAGAACAAAGCAAAAGCATGACAGCACCTCCTGCAACGAACCATCCAGCTGTGGAAAACACGGACAGCTTCACTTCTCAACACGTGTTCCAGGGAACAGATTTTGGCTCACATAATCGCAAACTCGATCGTCCACGGTGTTGTCCGTCGTTTTTGCGTAAGCACGTAGCAAGTCCAAAATCAGCCTTTTGACGGAATCTGATTTCAGAAAAGCCATCAGGATTGGCTTGATGATAAGAATCATTTGCCTGGCTCGTTACCCTGTAACGGTAGCTCCGCTGTGCTATGGCTTCAAATCAAGAGGAAAACCACGAAAAGGAAGGCATCTGCGTTGCCGATGTGGTCAAGTGCGCTGTCCTGTTCTGGAGCGCAACGCTGCTCACCGTCTCATATCTGGGCCTTTTTCCACAGATGAAGATGGACAACACCTTCGTCGCATCACTGCTGACAGGGGCAATGGCGTCCTTTGGTATTGAGCGTAAGAGCAATGGCAATGGCAACAAGAAGCCGACTATCGTAGAAAGCAAAGATTCCAACGCTGGCATCAAATGAAGCGCACACTTCTGGTATTGGGTGTGACACTCTTGGGATTGCCTGCTCAGGCAGACATCATTCATAAAATCAGCTCCAGCATCCAGTTAACAGTTGATGGAGCGGGATCAGTTGCTAACCGCGTTCCGAGTTCGTTGGCAGTATCTGGCTCTAACGTCACTTTGGACACTGCTCCAGCTTTGGGGGCACTTACTTCCGGCACTGCTCTTGGTTACACTTCTGGCGAGTTCAGTGTCACTACTGCTGGTGACAGCTTTTCGTATTCAGAGTCATACATCGAAGGCGATGACGTCCCAAGCGTTCTCTCGACCACAGTCACCTCTGGAGTAGTTCCGGCATTGCCTGCTTTCGGTTCAGTAACTACAACCTCTGGCGGTGTTGCAGGTGATCTAGATGGAACTATTGATTCTGGCGGTGCTCTTTCAATCACTGCTGGTGGCGCTGGCACGTCCGCGATCGGACAAGTCATCCAAGAACTGACCATAAAATAATGTGGACTGCAATCTGGATTACCTACGGCTTGTTTTTTGTCGTAGCCTTTGCCGCTCCAGAAGCCCGGTCGATTCCTGTAGTGCCTAACTTCCAGCAAGGCACTCTTAAGTCCACCACCAAGACAACGCAGAAGATAACTGAAGTCATCAACTCATACGAGTATCGAACAGGTTATGAACTAACCGTAAGCGGTACAAACATTGCTCCGGTTGGCGGCGCTGTTGCCACAGACAAACTGATCACCACGACTAACAACCTCAACGGCGTGTCAAGTCAATGGAAAGGCTTGGATCCAGCCAGCAAGCCAGAATGGCAAATCGTTGAAACTGGCGCATCATTTCAGTTTGTAGAAACCTATAACGGCCCAGGGCTTACGAACCACACAGTCATAGACAGAACGACTGACATTGAATCTCTTACGGAAACGCTTAGCACCTTCACTCAATGAAGCGAGTCATAGCAACGCTTTTGCTGCTTTCCGCTCCAGCACAAGCACAGGTTTCAAGCACTGCAGCGCCTGTCGCAAATAGCTCTGGGTCAGTGACCAACCAGGCAGTGCAAGTTGTCCCCGGCAAAAATTTTGTCTATCAATATGGAAGCTTCAGTTGCCAAGGAACAAGCCTAACGATCAGTCCCTTCGTAAGCACGACGATTGGCTGGGCACATCCCTATGAGTCCTATTACAGCGAGCCCATCTATGACACTCTCGATTTGGTTGGCGCGTTCGATGAGGAGGGTAATGCCATCCCGGATGGCGTCCCCGATAATCCGGGCAATGTCCTTTTTTATCGTCCGGTTCGGACAGGGCAAAAATCTAATTACTCGATTAACAGCGGAATCACTGCCACGTTTTCGATCCCTTTGGATCGCGCTCATATCAAGAGCTGTCATCGCGCAGCCGAAAAGCAAGTTGCGCTTTTAGAGCAACAACTTGCCGACAAGAGGTTAAATCATGAGATTGCCAGGCTAAAGAACTGCGGGGAGATGCTACGCAAAGGCATAAGCTTTCACCCCAAAAGTCCTTACCGTGGGATTTGCGCTGATGTTGTTCTGACCAATCCGCCGGACAACTTGCCGCCCCACACGCATTCAATCCCTACTTCCGCAAAGACCGCTGAAACTTCTGCCGCTCCCAAACGGATTCCGGTGATACCTTTTTCCCCAGCTTCTCCTTGATCTTTTTGATCGCCTTCTTCACCGTTGGTTTGACGGCTTTCAGCAGATAGTCGCCTAATGGTTTCGCGATGACCGCGCTTGTTGTTGCCACCGTCGCAACGAGCGCAGTCGACGTGACAAGACCCGGAGCAGGTAAATAATTGCTGATGACCGCTGGTAAGTCCAACGGCCTGAGCTGCGGTTCACACGTTCCATCCACCATTTCGTAACCAATGATGACAGCAGTTTGAGTTTTGTTCTTCGCACCTAAAGGAATTGCGTCAGGAGGAGGACATGGCAATTCTTTGTCTACCTTTGGTACGTCAGCTACTAACGGCACAGCTGGCGGGGGGACAGATACCGGTTGGCTTGAGACACCAGCCGGTTTCTTTTCATCTGCAGGTCTTGGCGGCTTTGCTATCTGGTGCGTGTGTTGACCTGGCGTAAATTGCAGCGGCTCATAATGTGGGATTTCTCCTCCTGGCATGTCTGCCACAGGAAAGCCCAGCATTAATGTGACGGGTGGTTCTGCTGGCAGTTTTGGCGGTGGAATAATCTGCCTTGCGCCAATACTTGGCACGCCTACCGTTCCAACACCTATCTCACGAATCTGCGGCATGAAATCAGAGCGGTTTACAGCCGGTCAGCTTTGGATTGAAGCTACCAAGCACAGAGAGGGACCGCCGCTCGTTTACGTCTGCAAATCTGGCAACACCTCAATGCTGTTCACTGACCCAGCGGCTTTGCTCAAGTTTGTGCGTTGGCCTAAATCAACTCCAACAGGTCAAGCACTACGTGAATGGCTCAAGCATTGGGACGCTCCAGAAGCAGAGCCCCAAGCC